GCTTAAATTTTCTCTTTCTCTGTCTGCCCCATAGAATCTAGTTATAACAATTTTATCTAATGGGCTATCTGCGTTTGTTGCCAATGATTTCATGCCAAAGCCGTCAAAACCTTTACGAACACTTTTATCAGATTTTTGAAAACTTCCGCTGATAATGTTCATATATTCTGTCATGAATTTTTGAAATCTGTTATCTAAGGTGTCAGTAAATGAAATGCTTACTGGTTCAAAATTAATTCTCGTAGGTACTGATTGTCGAACATTCCATGCATTAACAACTTCAGTTTCGATACTAAACTTAGGAAGTTCTATTGTCCTCACCGAATCAAAAATCATTCTAGTCGGAAGTGATTGATATTTACTGCTATAGAATTCGACTTTAAAAAGGTATTTTAGGCGAGCTGCTTTAAGCCCGCCTAAACTATACCATTTCATAGCGTCAGTTAATGCCGCCATGTTGCTCCTTAAGTAGCTTGGTTACCAGCACCAATTGACATTACACCACTAGTTAAAGCGCCAGACTCAGAAGCTGAGACTTGTTCAGTGCCATGGATATCGGCTGCGTCGAAACGAATTTGTAATGTAATCTGCATTACATCACTAGTTGCGTAGTTGTTTTCGCCGTAGTTAGCGTTTTGAATAAAGCAACCATTCATACTCCACGTTTCTAAAACAGTTCCAGGTTGGCTACCGTCTAATTGTTCAATTACTATACCGAACTTATAGTCACGTCCTGCTACTGGAGCACTTTGTAAACCTTGGTTAAGTTGTTTTTGTAATTGTTGAGCGATTTGTTTAGTAACTGTGTTATTAATATCATCGCGAACAGTTAATGTAATAGGTTCCCATGTGTGCTTACCAGCAAGGTAAACCTTGCTGTTGTATGCATCTAATGTAACCTCGTCGTGTGTTAGACTAGGTCTAGTTACACTAATTACGTTCTGTGTTAATTCTAGCGTGGAGCCGTTGCCCAAGCCAAAATTGTATAGTTGTACTCTGAATCGATATTGAAGTTTCGGCATGACCATTGCATTGCCGCCTGCTGTAGGAACTCCAAATTGTGTTAAATCTGCCATGTGTATTCTCCTTGGGCTATTTTATTTATCAAGCTGATAACTCGCCTGTGTTGACTACACGGATTGGAATGTAAATGAATTCAGCAGCCTTAACTGGCTCAATCGCAATATCAATCCATAGTTCGTTTCTGTCAATTTTAGCAGGTGTGTTGTTCGTTTCATCACAAACAACGATAAAGTCATAGATAGCACGTTTAGCTAATAAGTCGCCTAAGAAACCATCAAAAACTTGTTTAACATTTGCTCGAGTTACTTTATCATTTGGTTCAAAGATAAACGGACGAGCTAACGGATCAAATCGTTCACGCAAATAAGCAAGTAAACGACTTACATTTACACGATCCAATGCACTAGAGAAACTCTGTAATGTGCGTTGACCAAACACATACAAACCTTGTCCTGGGAAACGAGCGATTGGGTTAATACCAACTCTGCTGCCATCACCATACAATGTATCACGTTGACCATTTGTTAATGCTACTGCAATGAATTCGCCTTCGCTGTTTAAATAACCTACATTGCTTGCGTTAGTTACAACACCTCGTGTTAAACCAGCTGGAGCAAACCAAGGATAAGCAACTTGGTCATTGTATGCCATTGTACGCAATACAATATGACTTGCTGGAACAACTACATCGTTACCTTCTAAGTCAGTAGCAAGACCACTTGGGTAGTATGCTGCCGCTGTGTTAGTTGCTGTAATTAAACCATCTTCGCCGTTTGATGTTGCATTTGAACCTGTCATCCAATTAATTAATGTTTGACCTTGTGGGGCTAAACGCATAGGAGTGTCAACAACAATGAATGCTGTTTCTTTACGATCTGTGTTTAATGTAACCATTTCATCTAACAGTTCTGGATAACCAGGTGCCGCTAATAATGTGAAATATGTCATTTCTTCACGGATTGTATCGTTGTCTGATACTACCGCTTGCATTGCTCTAACTACAGATTGTCTTTGTGCTTTACGCAACATAAATGGAGTACCATTAGCTCTGTTACCGCTAAATGTGCTCCAAACACCAGTTGCGGAACTATACTGTTTTACATTACCTGTAGAAACAATAGCGTTCCAACACATCATGCCATTTGGATGTAATGCTGGATCTGGTGCTTCGTCATCAACTAAAGTAGCTACGCCACCATCACTGCTATCACTAGCAGTTGATGTTAGATCAGCAAATACAACACCATTAGGAGTTGTTTGATCTGTTGTATCCCTAGCAATCCAATCACTGCCATCATATACATAAATTGCAGGATAATTTTCTAAGTCACTACTGTCAATCCAGATGTCGTTTGTACTTGGACTTGATGGAGATGAAGCGTCGATTGTAACATCACCGCTAACTGGTTCCCAACCGCCATTGGCTTTGATATATAAGTCAGCTAACAACGCAGAGTTATACCATAATGTGCCATTAGCCGGAGTACCTGTTGGTGCTGTTTCGCTGGCTTGTTCGCCTACTGATTCCCAAGCGGAACCATTGTATACTTTAAGTTCGATGTTAGCAACTCCAGAAGTAGTTTGAGCAAATACTTTACCTGCTGTTAACAAACTTCCAAAACCTGCTGTGGCCGCTGATTCAGATGCATATACCGGAACAGTTTGTGTAGCCCATGGGCTTAAACTTGGTAGTAACGCAGAGTTATATTTTTTAACAGTAACTTTTAAACCACTGTTTGGACTTGTAGTCTTAAACCAAACATCACCGATTGCTGTTGCTGTTGGAATGTTATAGTGTTCTGCTACAAAAACTGTACCTGCTAAGGCTGCAGATGAACAAACTGACCAAGCGCCTGATACTTTTTTGTATACTTGATAGCTCGACACCACTGAAGTTGCTACAACTGCATAGTCACCATTGCTACCAAATGAAGCGTCTGGTGCAACACCATCACCATCAGCAGTATCTGCTGTATCAGTAATAATGCTAGGAGTTTTTGCAACCCAGTTACTTGTACCTATTGCTGTGGATTCAAAAATACCCCAAGTGGTACTAGCTAAGTCTAACCAATATGTACCATTTGTCGGAGCACCGGCTGGTTCAGAAATACTTGGTTCTAATTGAGCTAAATCTAAATCTGCTCTTAAAACATACGCACGATTTGCTAGGCCTAAGAAACTATAAGCTGCCATTAAACCATATTCGTTTGTTTCTGCACCATGAACTGGAGTACCGTCAATTACTTTAAATTGAGGTTGACCGAATTGTTCTACTAGTTCTCGTTGACTAGTTAATAAGTAAGGCTTACCTGCGTTCACAGGTTGTGTACCTGTTGCGTAGCCAGTGCCACTTACATTTGTTTTGTTTGATTCTGTTGCTAAAATAATTAGTGGAACTGTGCCTTGACCAGCTGAGCCATATTGGCTTTCGTCTGTAACACTAACCGCAACGCCTGGGGATACTAATGTAGCCATGTTGTTCTCCTTATGAGTTAATGTTATTTATACTGTTTCGGAGAAAACAGGCTATTTAGCGGAATTCACATTTTCACTGTTTCCGGATGCACCACTGTTTCTACTTGATTAAACAAAGAATCTAAGGTAGAGTTGTTATCTAATATATAATCAAACTTAGTTCCTACCCACGCTGTTTCGCTGGCATGAACTCCTAATGCTTTGAGCTTTTCAGTGGCAAATATATCTCCATCATTTGCCTTGGCAGCCATAATATGCCAGCTAGGCAATTCTCCGCGGTTAACACAAACAATAATGCCGCTGGCATTTTTAATACTGGCTATTTCGTTAGGGAATCTACAATCGCTGATAACAATGTTATCTTTACTTCTACGTAGTTTGTTTTCTACACTGGCAATCCAGATGTCATCATGAAAGCCTCGTCTGCACACTTCTGTACCCCATTGCTGTAATACCCATCTAGGAGTTAACGTGGGTATACCTAAACGTTCTGCCCACCAGGGATCGACTTGTTCACGCCACTCTCTAGCTTCTTTAGTGCGACCTTCAAGCATAACTCTATCCCAGCCAAAGACTGCGGCTACTGCATCTTTTAATGTGTTAGCAAAACTCTCACGACGGAAGCCGTGTACGTTTACTAGATAGTCTGCAATGGTATCTTTACCACTGCCAATAAAACCACATACGCCGATAATCATTTTAATGTCTCCTCTAGCCATAGTTTACATTCAGGCCACTGTTTGTAGATATGTGCCATACCGCCAGCACTACGCCATTCACTACAATTACTTGTTCTATCGTCAATAAGGATATCACCTTCTCGACAGTGACGCCATTTGTCGTGACTAAATGGTCCAAAGAATACTGTGATATCAGGATAGCGTTCGTGTGCCCACCATACTTTATCACTGGCGGCATAAGGCATTGTGTAATCGTGAGGAAGTGCTGTTAAGAAGAATAAACCACAATTTGTTTTTTCTTTATAGTCTCTGCACCATTGTACTAGTTCATCGGCGCCTGCTTTTTTAGGCAAGTCCCTATAGAAACGTTGTTTTGTTTGAAGTTTTTTCCAGTCACTGTCTGGAATACGTTCGCCATAATTCCAGTCACGTTTGACCATTTCTCTAGCAGTTGCCATCCAGTCTGCTACTACATCATCCATGTCTAAATATATATTCATAGTGCTAGTATATAGCATTAGAATCTATTTGTCAACAATATTTTTACTTTTTAGGTGTGGGATTTTCGCCAGTTAGTTTTGGTCTTGCAAACCATAACTTAAACCATTCGTCAGTGCCCGGGCGAATGTTATTCTTACGCATATACTCACCTTTGTCTGTTCCGATCTCGCCGGTGATAGGACTTTCTGCATTCTTATCAATGCCGGCAAGTTTTCTAAGT